GGCTACTTAGAGGCGACTATGTGAGCCGAATGAGCGGTTATGCCACAGCACGTCAGAATGGTTGGATGAGCGCCAACGATATACGCGAGCTTGAAAACCTGGACCGCATCCCAGCAGAGCTTGGTGGAGACCTCTACCTGATCAACGGCGCAATGACCAAACTGCAGGACGCAGGTGCGTTCGCAAATATGAAAGAAACGGAGGAAACTGAATGAAGAAATTTTGGAACTGGGGGCAGGACGAAAATTCCGGTGTCCGAACACTCTACCTTGACGGCGTGATTGCCGTAGAGTCATGGTTTGACGATGATGTCACCCCTAAGGCATTTAAATCAGAACTTACTGCCGGTGAGGGTGACCTTGTTATTTGGCTCAACTCTCCCGGCGGCGACTGCATTGCGTCAAGTCAGATCTACACCATGCTCATGGATTACAAAGGCAAGGTCACCGTCAAAATCGATGGTATTGCAGCCTCTGCTGCATCCGTAATCGCTATGGCAGGAACGACTGTGCTGATGGCACCCACTGCACTGATGATGGTGCATAATCCGCTGACTGTTGCCATTGGAGACAGCGAGGAAATGCAAAAGGCTATCGCCATGCTCTCGGAGGTTAAGGAAAGCATAATCAATGCCTACGAAATCAAAACAGGACAGTCACGGGCAAAGTTATCCCACCTGATGGACGCGGAAACCTGGCTCAATGCTAAGAAGGCCATCGAGCTTGGCTTTGCAGACAGCATCTTGGACGACGAAAAGAAGCGGCTACAGACTGAGGACTTTACCTATGCCTTCAGCCGAAGAGCAGTGACGAACTCACTACTGGATAAGGTAAAGCCCAAGCTAGCAAAACAACAAACAGGCACACCGATTGAGTCGCTGGAAAAGCGGCTTTCTTTAATTAGCCACTAATTTTAAGGAGGAAAATATTATGAACAAAATTCTTGAACTGCGTGAGAAGCGCGCAAAGGCATGGGAAACCGCTAAGGCTTTTCTCGATACTAAACGTGGTGCGGACGGCATCGTTTCGGCTGAGGATACCGCCGTTTACGACAAGATGGAAGCGGACGTGGTCGCCCTTGGTAATGAAATCGATCGTCTTGAAAAGCAGGAAGCCCTCGACCGCGAGCTTTCAAAGCCATTAAATATGCCTATTACTAGCAAGCCCATCTTACAAGGCACGGAATCCAAAGGCGGCAGAGCATCCGACGAGTACAAGAAAGCATTCTGGAATGCAATGCGCGTTCGTGCAGGGGAAGGTCTTGATCCTGTCATCAGAAATGCGCTTCAGATCGGTACCGACACTGAGGGCGGTTACCTTGTGCCGGATGAATTTGAGCGTACCCTAGTGGACACCCTCGAGGATGAGAATATTTTTAGAAGACTGGCCAATGTCATCACCACATCTTCCGGTGATCGCAAAATCCCAGTCGTAGCATCCAAGGGCACAGCCTCCTGGATCGACGAGGAAGGTGCGATTCCTGAAAGCGATGACAGCTTCGGTCAGGTATCCATTGGGGCCTATAAATTGGGAACCATGATCAAAGTTTCCGAAGAGCTGCTAAACGACAGCGTATTCAACCTTGAAACCTACATTGCTAAAGAGTTTGCCAGACGTATCGGGAACAAGGAAGAAGACGCCTTTTTCACCGGCGATGGCTCCGGAAAACCTACTGGTATTCTTGCAGTTACCGGCGGCGCACAGCTTGGCGTGACTTCGGCGAGCGCTACTGCTATCACCATCGACGAGGTGCTTGACCTGTTCTACTCCCTCAAGGCACCGTACCGTAACAAAGCAGTGTTCGTAATGAATGATGCCACAGTCAAAGCGATCCGCAAGCTAAAGGACGGGCAGGGGCAGTACCTATGGCAGCCTTCACTCCAAGCAGGGACTCCTGATACCATTTTGAACCGACCGCTGTACACCTCGGCTTATGTCCCTAACATCGCCGCATCCGCTAAGTCCATCATCTTCGGCGATTTCAGCTACTACTGGGTAGCCGACCGTCAAGGACGCGTATTCAAAAGACTCAATGAACTCTATGCCGCTACTGGCCAGGTAGGCTTTGTCGCTACCCAGCGTGTAGACGGAAAACTGATTCTGCCTGAAGCCATTAAGGTACTTCAGCAGAAAGCGTAATGGAGGTGCACGATGAGCTATAACGCAAAGAACTACACCGAGCAAGGCGGCGAGAAAACCGTCATTGGCGGTACTCTGGAAATCAAGGAGGGGGCTTCGGTAACGGGGCTTCCTTCTCAGTTTATGCCAGCTGAAAACCAGTCAGACTCGACCGCTACAACTATTGCTGGACTAGCCTCTGATTTCAACGCGCTACTTGCGAAGCTAAAAGCTGCTGGTCTGATGGAGGCTGATAGTTAGGAATAAAGAAAGGACGGTGACGGTATGACACTGCTTGAAAAAGTTAAGGCAAACCTCATTCTAGAGCACTCGGCAGACGATGAACTTCTGCAGTTGTACATCACCGCTGCTACAAGCTACGCCGAGAGCTATCAGCATCTACCCGAAAACACCTATGTCGCCAGCCTAATGCCGCCCACCACCGAGCAAGCAGTTATCATGCTGTCGTCCCATTTCTATGAATCAAGGGACGGCAGCACGGGCGGCTTTTTTGCGGACAATGTCCAGGCTGGTCAGCAAGTGTGGAATACGGTCAATCTCTTATTACGGCTGGACCGGGATTGGAAGGTGTAAAGATGAGCTATGGAAAGATGAACACCTTAATCGACATTATCCAAAAAGTGACCATCAAAGATCAAGAGGGTTTTCGGACGGAAGCCTATAACATCATCGCCTCCGTCAAAGCGTATCGGGAGGGTCGGCACGGCAACGAGAAATGGGCAAACAGAGCAAGCTTCTCTGAAGCCACCGACCTTTTCCGTTTTCGACGCATACCCGGTGCGACCATTACAACTGCGATGGTTGTGGTGAACAAAGAAGGCCGCTTTCAAATCACCTCGGTGGAGGATGTCAAGGGACGCGGTATGTATATTGAGGTTCTTGCCAAGGAGGTGATCTCTAGTGGCTAAGGCAGCGTTTAAAATGCCAGATGAATTTCTGTTAAAGCTGTCCAGACTTGGCGAGAAAACTGATGAAATTATCCCTCTTGTTCTAAAAGCAGGGGGCGAAATTGTGGAAGAAAAGGTGAAAAGCAACCTGCAAAGTGTCATCGGCAAAAGTACGCAGGAAGCAAGCCGCTCCACTGGAGAGCTTGTCTCAGCGCTTGGTGTTTCTTCTGCTAGACAAGACAGGGACGGTAATTTCAATGTTAAGGTCGGTTTTTCTGAGCCGCGCCAGGACGGGAAAAGTAACGCCATGATTGCGGGCGTTTTGGAATACGGGAAGCATGGCCAACCGCCGAAACCTTTTCTGAAGCCCGCAAAATCAGCAAGCAAAAAGGCATGTGTTGACGCGATGGTCACGGCGTTTGAAAAGGAGGTTGAGAAAATATGAGCTTCTTAAGCGAATTGACCGCGCTCATCTCTCCTCTGATTCCCGTGGAAACGGGTGTATTTTCAGAGACTGCGCCAGACCGTTACGCTGTCATCACGCCGATGGTAGATACGTTTGAACTTTACACCGACGATAAACCACGGCACGAAATACAAGAGGCGCGGCTATCCCTCTTTGATAAGGGAAATTACACGGCAATGAAAAACCAAATAGTCCGCAATCTGATAGATGCGGATTTTACCATAACGGACCGCCGGTATATCGGACATGAGGATGATACCGGCTATCACCATTACGCCATCGATGTGGCGAAAAATTACGAATTGGAGGAATAACCAATGGCAACAATCGGATTAGATAAACTCTACTATGCCAAGATCACTGAAGATTCCAGTGGGAATGAAACCTATGGCACTCCCTTGCAGCTTGCGAAAGCAATGAAAGCGGATCTGTCCGTGGAGCTTGCTGAAGCAACTCTGTACGCCGATGATGGACCTGCTGAAATCGTGAAGGAATTCAAGAGCGGGACTCTTTCCCTCGGCATTGATGATATCGGTGTGACAGCGGCTGAGGACCTTACCGGGGCAAAGCTTGACGACAACCATGTCGTGGTTTCCGGCAGTGAGGATGGTGGTTCCCCTGTGGCTGTTGGCTTCAGAGCTAAGAAATCAAACGGTAATTATCGATACTTCTGGCTTTACCGTGTGGTATTCGGCATCCCGGCAACCAACCTCTCCACCAAGGGCGACAGCATCACCTTTTCCACCCCGACCATCGAAGGAACTGTGGTGCGAAGAAATAAACTCGACGGAAACGGTAAGCATCCGTGGAAATCAGAAGTCAATGAGGACGATACTAGCGTTCCGGCATCCGTTATCACCGGCTGGTACACGCAGGTTTATGAGCCTGTTTTCACCGTCACACCATAACGGAGGGATAGTAAATGGATAATGAAAGAAGTTCAGGAATATCAATCGGTGGCCAGGAATATGAAATGCTCCTGACGACCAAAGCCACCAAGGAGATCGCCAAGAGATATGGCGGTCTTTCTAATTTGGGTGAAAAGCTCATGAAGACGGAGAACTTTGAGATGGCACTGGATGAGGTTGTTTGGCTGATCACCCTTCTAGCCAATCAATCGGTACTGGTCCATAACTTGCAGAATCCTTCAAAAAAGCGGGATCTGCTTACTGAAGAGACTGTCGAGCTTCTCACCTCTCCCTTCGAGCTCGCGGAGTACAAAAACGCCATAATGGACGCCATGTATAAAGGAACGAAGCGCCATGTTGAAAGCGAGGATGAACCCTCAAAAAACGCACAGGTCGGGTAAGTGATGATGAGTTGTTTGCCCGACTAATCTTTTACGGCGTATCCCTCCTTCATCGCTCTGAGCAGGAAGTTTGGCTGATGCCAATCGGACATCTACTTGACCAGTGGGAGGTTTACAAACAGTTCAACGGACTCGCAAAGGCAGCCCGTGAGTATTACATCGATGAAATCATACCAAATGGAATCTAAGGAGGTGATGGGAACATGGCGGATAACTTTGGCCTAAAAATAGGCGTTGAGGGCGAGAAAGAATTCAAAAGAGCCCTCTCTGACATTAATCAGTCGTTCAAGGTGCTCGGCTCCGAGATGAAACTGGTCGAGTCTGAGTTCGGCAAAAACGAAAATAGCGTCCAGTCCCTCACCTCCAAGAATGAGGTGCTCACCAAGCAGATGGATGCCCAGAAGGATAAAATTGAAACCTTGCGTAAAGCTCTGCAGAACGCCTCTGACTCGTTTGGTGAAAACGATCGACGAACTCAAGCCTGGGCAGTTCAACTCAATAATGCCCAAGCTGAACTCAATGGTATGGAGCGTGAGCTAAAGGGCAATGAAAAAGCCCTGGATAGCGTCGCCGACGAATTTAACGCAGCTGAAAAACAAGCGGACCAATCCGGCGATGAGCTTGATAAAACAGGAAAAGATGCCGATTCCGCTGGAGGAAAATTTGAAAAGCTGGGTTCCGTCGTCAAGGGTGTCGGGGCAGCTATGGGTGTTGCCTTCGCCGCTATCGGCACTGCTGCCATTGGGGCGGGCAAGGCGCTCGTCGACATGACTGTAGAAGCTGCCGCTTATGCAGATGAAATGCTGACACAATCCACCGTCACCGGTATGTCCGTAGAAAGTCTGCAAGCCTACAGCTATGCCGCTGACCTTGTCGACGTTTCGATGGAGACCTTAACCGGGTCTATGGCCAAGCAGGTAAAATCAATGTCGAATGCCAGAGATGGCTCGGCAAAATTCGCTGATGCATATGCGAAGCTGGGCATCTCCGTAGCAGATAGCAATGGCCAGCTAAGGGACAGCGAGACAGTATATTGGGAAACCATCGATGCACTCGGTAAAATTTCTAACGAAACCGAACGAG